GGAACTAATCGTAATGATAAAGAATATCAAGCAAGCCGCGATGACATGATCTACCGCAGCAAGTATTCATTAGTACAGAGAGGAGGTGCGATTACAATTGTTAATACAACAGAGCGAGAGATTCTCAATTTAACGCATTTTAGCGGTTCATATAAAGAATTCAATAACTACACGAATACTGAATTTGCCGCGAATAACGATCAACGTCTGGTGATGAATGATGCATTCTATACAGTGAATGGCCACCGCTCGGAGTATGTCGGTGGTGACTATGATATCATCATAAAGGGTGCTTATCGTGTTACGTTTGGTGATCCTAAAAATCATAAAGAACCGTTGTCACAAATCAAAAGGCTTATGGAAGATTTCCATAAGAAATACAACCTGCCTTTCGAAATACAAAGATCAATTCTCGATGACTATGGTGGGCAGTCTGGTGAATTCACTTCATGTCCTACCTGTACAAAAGCAATTTATGCTTCATTAGAAAATGTTGCCGATCAGGTAACTCAATCAATATATTCACCATCATGCCCGTCTGAAACTAATTTAATGCCATCACCCAAAGCCTATTCACTTGTTTCAGTTCCGACTTTGGAATGTATGACATGTGGCGGCACTGGCAAAAGTCCATCTACTCAAGACGGATCATGGGGACAGAATCCTAACAAAGCAAGCATGACTGAGGCATTAATTGATCTTCAGAACCGAATGTTTCAATATGAAGAACAATTAGGCAATACAGAAGACAATATTATGAATTATGGCAAGAACCAGCATATTGTTGTTGGCTCCGAAATGCATGATTTTCAATCCTATCGAATCGATCCTGTTGGTAAAATGGCACCGGCAGGAGTAAAGCTTTCAAGCACTACTGCGTATCAAAAGATGGCAGCAACGCCATTAGTAGAAAAAGTTCATGTCGATGCACCACCAACTGGTTCGTTTAGTATGGTTTGTGGCTTTCGATATAACCTGTTAGTTGGTTCTGGTGGTATATCATTAAAGACTACAGGACCTGTAGATATCAGTGGATCTGTTACGACGATTGCAGGCAAACAGGTAGTAGTGTCGTCAGAGAATGAAGTTTACGTTGATGGTGGTAAACGTTTACAGCTCACTGCTGATAATATTAGTCTTGCACCAAAAGGCGGCAATGGTGCTCAGGTTTATGTTGGTGGTAATTTAGAAATAGATAAGAATACTATCGTACGAGGCGGTGCTCACATCGAAGGTGAATTATCAGTACAGCACATTACTGCTCCTATTGAATATCAATCAACAGAAACAGAGGTTATGGCTGCACACATTGTTGATGATGTTGTGATAGGATATATACCAAATGGCACAGTTTTAGGAATTGATTCTTTGGGTGGTCTTGTGACTGCTTTTGGGGATATTCCTATACTCGGTAAAAGCGAACCGATCCCACAAGTGTATACCAGACCTCATTACCATTTATTCAAGAATATACCGTTGCAGCTTGTTGAAACAAGCACAAGCGTTAGACAGCAAGCAATGGCATTGAACGGAAGTTCGCCTGTTCTAGCAAAACCTAGTGTCTTTTCTTCTGACATGGCAAAGAAATTTGAAAATGTTGATTTGTCTGTATTGGTGTCAAATGATCCAATTCAATCAACTTCAAATTCTGATGTAACATTGGATTCACTGTTATCTATTGGTGAAATCATTGCACCTCCTTTAGTTGTAGAATCTCAACCAAAAGAAGCAACATGCCCGATTGTGCATCAATTAAGTGAAGGACTAACGCCTATTGTTTAAAATGGCAGTTCTTCTGATAGGTAAGAATTAATTAAAGACAAAGCAATGTCTTTTGTATCTTGATCGACACCTTTCTCCCCTAATTCTGCTAGCTTGACTTTGTCAATGTCGCTGATTTTAGAAGGATCATAAAGCATTGCCCTTGCGACTAATTGCATTAGATTAAGTTCTCCCACATCATCTTGTTCTTCCGTATCAGGAGGAAGATCTTCTTCTGATTGATTAGGATTACCAGGAAGTTCAGATTGGTTCGGATCTCCTGGTTCTTGTTCAATTAGATATGAACGAATGACACTTTCAAAATAGGTTGTAGGTTTTTTCATATATTATAATGAAGAAGTCGATGTTGTTGATTTTAAGGCATCAGCTTTTTTACGAGCTTCCAATGCTTCTTGTTCTTCTTTTTGTTTTTGTGCCTCTGCAGCTGCTAGTTGTGCGTCTTTAGCTTTTTTCTGTGCAGCTACTACAGTTGGATCCGTTGATGTTGTATCTTCTTCGTCTAATTGGCTTAGAAATTCATTGATCGCCATTTCAAATTTGGAACTCATATTCTTTATTTATTGTAAATTGAGCAGACTATGCCTTAAACCCTTTTCTTTTTTGCTCTTTGATTTATTTTCTTTTTTTAAATCCATATCTCAATGGCTCCCTTTCGCTATTTGCTAGCCCTTATTTCTACATACTCTTCGCTGATTTTTTTAGCAACGATAAAAATAAATAAAAAATAAATTATTTAAATGTTGTGCTTAAAGCACACTTGACACTTAAATTGTCATTGACCTTTCTTTTTAAGCCAGATAAAGAATATTGCTCTAGAATATTCGATAATGCATTGAAATTGAACTTCCTCGATTTTTGAATTGCTTCAATAATTTCACCTGGTAAATCATTAAGGTCAAAATTATGACTATAGGTAATATATTTTGTCTTGAAAATTTTCTTTAATGCATTTTTTAGTTGCATTATGGCCTTATCAGATTTATTACCAACTGCATTAGTAATGAAAGTGTATTCTTGTGGTCCACTATCAACGATAACAGTGGAAGCTCCTACTTTGAGCATTAAAATTAAAGTCTCAACAGCACAATGCAGAACTATCTTTTTGATATCACTTTGAAGACTATTTTCATTAATGCCGTATAAGCTGAAATATTCTTCAATTTTATTCTTGCTTTTGTGAATCAGATCATGCAATAGTATTACTTGATAGGAGCTGTAACAATGTTTCAAATTCAAGGCATGCATAAGTCTTGGTATGGTTGCGCTTGAATACTAATAGAGGAATGCGGCCTTCTTTGCAATTAGATTCGCATTGTTTTATTGAAGCCCACACATTCATCTTTTCTTGGTTCTTGCATTCAATATCAAAAGGTATTAGCTTGCGTGCAGCTGGTGATAATTTAATATCACTTCCACTTTCTCCCATAATAGCACATTTGATGTCGTCTTCTTCTAATTCTGTATGCAAGGACCGGAATGAATCACGGACATGATCTTGTAATCGACGGCCTTTGGCCTTTGCAGCACTGGTGGAAATCTTTTTTGGCATTTCCAAAACTTACACCTTTTTCGGTTCTAATACACCTTTAATTTTTTGACGACGAAACATTTTACCTTTAAACAAAGCCTTTGGTGCACGAGCATCACCTGGTGCATAATCACCTTTAACACTAATACCAACAGAAGCCGTAGTATTATCTTCGCCAATAATATTTGCTTTTTGAAGAAGAATGTTATATAGTGTATAAAATTTTGACATTATAAGTATTTATGGATATCATTGAAAAGTACGAAGCAGAAATCAAAGAAGACGCGCATGTTGATGAATTAAATGTCAAAGATGTTGCAATGAGATTACCAGCCATTAAACACAAATGGGTTTCGCGTCTTATCTATCATAAAAGACAAGTATCAAAACTTAGCAACGAGTTAGATAATATTGTAGACCTTTCAATGAAAAAATTAAAGCAAATGGGCGACATACAGCTCAGTCCAAAAGCATTGCAAGCTCGCATTACAACTACAGCAGAGTATAAAAAAATCGAAGAAGACCGAGAATATCATCGTTCGATCGTGGATTACCTTGAACACGTCGAATCAATATTCAGATACATGACGAATGACATTAAAAATGTTATTGAAATTATGAAACTTGAAATGACATAATGGCTTATTTAAAATTTAAATTCAAAAGAGCACATAAAGCAATATTAGATTCAGATATCTTAGATATTGTTCGCGAACAATTTTCTGTTGAAGGAACTAATTTTTTTCGCCGAGGTCGAAGATTTGGCGCTGCTAATCCACGAACATATGCAATTACACCTTTAGGTGAATTAGATATTTGTTTGATACCGGAAGTTGTCAAACAAATATCTCAAATAGGATTGCCCGTATCAGTCGAATTAGACGATCTTTGCAGGAGAAGTCTTAAACCTGTATTGAATTTCAAAGGCTCAACTGCAATGGAGTTTAGTGAATTTCAGTTAAGACCTTATCAAAAAGAAGCGGTTGAAGTTTCAATACCAAAAGGCAGAGGTATAATCGTTTTACCTACTGCTACAGGTAAAACTTTAACAATGGCATCTTTGATTAAAACTATTTTATCTGAAAATGAATTTGACAGTAAGCATGTTCTTGTTGTAGTTCCTGATATCGGATTAGTCAATCAGACATATGCCGACTTTGTTAAATACGGGCTGGAATATTCATGCAGCAAATGGTCTGGTAGTTTTGATTTTGATAAAAACAGCAAAATCATTGTATGCAACCAGGCAATTTTAAGATCAGAGAGCCAATCAAGTATCACAGAATATCTTTCTAAGAATACAGGATTGCTCTTAATAGATGAAGTGCATACAATTAAAAGAGGTAATACATCTACAAAGTTATTGAGTAAATTTCAAACACTTCATCGATTTGGATTCACAGGCACATTACCAGAAAGTCCTCTCGACTTATGGGCATTGTTCGGTACTGTTGGTAGTGTGCTTACTAAAATTGAATCGAGAACAATGAGAGATGAAGAATGGATTGCAGATGCAATTGCCAAGATTATTCTGATTAAGCATCGAGAGCCTCCACATATCGTAGTTGATATTAAAGACCCAAATAAAGCTTATCTTGAAGAAATCGAATGGCTAGTTCAAAATAAATTCCGCAATAGTATTATTTGTAATTTTGCCAATAAACTAAGCAAAAATAGTCTGCTATTAGTTAATCGAAAAGAGCATGGTAAACAATTATTGGAGATAGCAAAAGAAATGGACCCAACAGGCCAAAAAGAAATACATTTCATTGAAGGAGAAGTCGAAGTAGAGGATCGTGAAAAGGTTCAAAAAATGATGGAAGAAAGAGATAATATTATCTGTATAGCTATGTCATCTATTTTTAGCACAGGTATTAGTATTAACAATTTGCATTATGTATTTTTTTGTTCAGGTGGTAAATCTCGAGTAAGAATCATTCAATCAATTGGACGTGGCAGTCGATTGCATCACAGTAAAAATAAAATGGTTTTATTTGATTTTGCAGATAATACCAGATATAGTTTTAAGCATCTGCAACGCAGAATAGAATTATATACACAAGAAAAAATTTCATATGAAACCATCGAAATCAGCGAAAAATGAGGTCCCGAAAAAAGGACCTAAAAAAAATAAAGAGTATTATGTGAAGCCAGAAGAGTTTCATGACGCAATAGTAAATTATTATGCAAGTAATACTGATGTAATTCCACATGAACTTGGTGATATGGTACAGAAGATTGCAAATAAAATTGGCTTCTTGCCAAACTTTAAAGATTATTCATATAAAGAAGAGATGATTGGTGATGCTGTTGTGAGAATGATTACTGCACTTTCAAAAAAGAAATATGATATTTCAATTGGAAATCCATTCAGCTATTTTACAAAAATTGCAATCAATACGTTTATCGGTCGTATTAAAAAAGAAAAGCAAAATCAAAACACACTCAAAGAGTATCGTGATGAGCTGTATGCTAATTTAGCCAACGACGAAGCTTGGTATCAGACACGCAGACAACAAAATGCAGAAAATGAATGGTGTGATTATCATCATTCATACCACACAGAAAGCTTCTATAATGACGATAATCAAGAAGAGGATACGTTAAAAACGATTGATGATGAAATTTAATAACAATCAAATTGGTGTAATTGCTGATTTACATTTAGGTGTATATCGTGATAGTGAATTATGGCATACCCTTGCGTTGGATTTTGCTAGATGGATGTCAAAGATATACAAAACAGTAGGCATTCAAGATATTGTTATTAGCGGTGATATTTTTCATAATCGCAGAGAAGTGTGTGTAAATACAATGCACACCGCATCTGAGTTTTTTAAGATACTCAAAGATTTTAATATCATATTGGTAACAGGAAATCATGACGCATACTATAGAGATAGAGCGGATGTCAATTCATTGAACATCCTTACTGGTTGGGAAAATATTCACGTTGTCTCTGAAGTAGAAACAATTGAATATTGCAATAAAAAAATAACATTTGTGCCATGGGCGGCTGATACGAATGTTATTCCTCAATGTGATATTATGTTTGGTCATTTTGAAATTGCAAGCTTTTCAATTGCAAGAGATCAAGTATGTCAACATGGAGAATCTGCAACTAAATTGATTGACATTGCACCACTAGTAATCACAGGACATTTTCATATGTCAGAAATACGACAATATAAAAATGGCAAAATTGTTTATGTAGGATCTCCAATGGAACTTAGCTGGGGTGAAGCATATACAAAAAAATATATTTGGGTATTAGATATTGAACAAAGCCAGATGAGAGCAATTGAGAATAATATATCACCGAAGCATTTAATCTTCAAGAGTTCTCAAGTCCGCAACAATCTCACGGAATATCGCGAACAAATCGCGAACAACTTTATCCGAATTCAAATTGATGAAGAGCTGCCGGTTTCTGATATCGAAACCCTACAAACAAATTTAGCAACGTTAAAGCCTATTGAATTTAATTTTGAATATCAAGAGTCTGGTCGTGTAAATTTAGATCACATTAATGATGATTTCGATCCAATTGACATTGAAAAAACATTTAGTGAAATAGTAGACAAGTTATCAGAACCAGCACATAAGAAGCAAAGAATATTACAAACATTGGTTGACATATACCACCAAGCCAATTAAAATTATATTATGAAACCAGAATTAATTACACCAGATCAATTAGAAGTAAACTCCGATACTAGTGAGGCCTCATTCGGGTGTGCACTAGATTTAATGGCAAAAGATGCAGACGCAAAATCTATTAATGAAATTAAAATCAAAGACGAAAGAATCGATGCGAATGTTTTTCTATCTTTAGAAATGGATGGTCTTGTTCCTTCTCATGAAGACATAGAATCATCTATGCTATCGGCAGAGGATCTTGTGAATATGATTCGTGAAATCGAAAAACACCAATCATCGACATAAAATATGAATACAAATTTATTACAAACAGACACTGATGATATTAAGAAACAATCATCTGATGCGTTGTTGAAATCTTTTGAAAATGATCCAGACAATATAAACATATCAAATCTCTATACACCACAAGAGTCAATCGACTTGCGGGATCTTTTTAATGCTTTATCTCCTTATAAAACACAGACCAACCATGTACCAACATCGGACTTTGATGACATTATGAAAAGCATTGATGATGATATAAAAAGCAGAATGAATGATGAAGGTTGATCAATTATGAAAATAGGAATAGGAATCATTACATGCAATCGTCCAGAGTTTTTAAAAAAATTATGG